GCCCTCTCGGGCCTCCTCGCTATCCCTAGGGATAGTGCCGCGTCCGCGGCTCTCTGGCAAACACCAGGACATTTAGCCAAATGAAATCTTATGACGTCACTGTGAAGGGGTCTACGACCTCTATCGCATACGGTGTTACTAGTGTCGTTGACTCTAGTAACAGATTCAGGACTATTTTCAACGTCACGAACGGAAACGTTCAGGGCGACAAAAAGAAGCCTAATCCCATAAGTTTCACGAAGGAGTTCTTCACGTTTGTCCACGGCGTTGATACTGTATTTACATACAGCAACGCAAAACCATACACTAATATTGCGTATGGTATTCGTGACAACAATCCACCCTACCCCCTGTTGGTTCCAGACTTATCGTTTGGCGCTCTTCAGGACCGGTGCATGGAGAAGATCTACGATCAGATTCGTGGCAAGAGTAATCTCGCCGTCGATCTGGCTGAGGGACACCAGACGCTTCGGATGTTGCGAAACACCCTAAAGCTTAGGAGTCTTCTCGGCGAGTTCTTCAAGGAGTTCGTCAACCCGAAGGATAAACGCTTTATGCGTTTATCCAAAGGTCAGCGGCGCCTTGACTACTTATCGTCTAAATGGTTGGAGTATCGATACGGTTGGCAACCGCTAGTTTACTCCATTTACGATGCGATGGACACGTTAGGGAAGACCTACGTCGACCGCTCGATCGTGCCCTGTAAGGCGCGTGCGAGCATGTCTGATGTAGATAATCTCCTTCGTGGGTCCGGTACGTATTCTGATCTGCGAATCTCTGAGTTTGGCAGATTGAATAAACGCTGTGAAGTGTCTATTCATTTCCACCTTCCTCCGGGGTTGCAGATATACGACTGGACTTCCCTCAATCCCCTAGGCATTGCATGGGAATTGATGCCTCTGAGTTTCGTCGCCGACTGGGTCTTAAACGTGAGTCAGCAGCTCTCCTTATGGGAGAACTACTTTCTTTTCAGTTCTAGATTCCGTGACGGTTACGTAACTAAAGGCTATCGCTGGGACGTCTCCGGTACCAAGACAGGCTCCAGTACTTTTCCGTACCAATACTGGCCTAACGGCTCAGTAATGGACGGTCAGTACCAGCAGTCGAGGTCCTACGCTTACGCGTATCGTGCGACGTACAAGGATAGGAGTGTTTTACTCTCCTTACCTTTGCCACACGGGTTGGCTATCAAAGTTAACTTTGGTAGTCAACGTCAGCTAGACGCCGCCGGGCTGATTCATCAACTTGTCGGAAGAAAGCTGAGATTCTAAACCCACGTAAATGAAAGGCTAACCCAAATGGGAGCCGCAGTTGCCATCACGATCAATGATGGCGCCACCACTCCGGTGGCACATACCTTTACTCCAATCGGTAAAGACGATAAAGGTGTCTTGTGGTTTGAACAAACCACTCCGACTCCCGTCAACCCTTTGGGCGCGAAGCGTATCAGCTACAAACAAGTTCGTGTGTTGGATCCTCGGAACCAACTCACTGGCAAGTCGAAAGCTGTTTTTGTTGTCTGGGTCCCGACACTGGAAACCGTGTCGAATAACTCAGCCGGCATTACGCCTCCGCCAACTCTGGCCTATCTGGAGGAGAGTCGCCACGAGTTTACACTCGCTGAGCGTTCTACTTTGCAGGAACGCAAGGATACTCGTACCCTTGCTATGAACCTGCTTTCGAACGCGCAGATTGTGTCTGCTGTGGATTCGCTCCAAGTGATCTATTGATTTAGATCCCAATCCAGGCCCTTCTTCGGAAGGGTCATTCCCAAAGGAGAATGCTGTGTCTAAGGCAAAGAAGCCAACACAGGACGCTGCCATCGATTCATTGATGCAGCTGTGCCAGAGGGTGGGTTCCGAGTACGCTCTGTCCATTTTTAAAATGGTTCAGGAGGGTCAATGGGCTAGCATCGCTAGCTCTAAGATCTCTCCGGGAGCGTATCACAATGCACGTGACTTCCAACTTGATTACCTCATTAACAGTTACCTTAGGAAATACAAAGGTTTCCCTGCTACTGAGGATCTTGAAAAGAAGGCACGACTCAGCTTTGAGAAAGTTGAGCTGAAGTGCGCGGAAACGAACTTTAAGGTTAAATACGGTCGTCTTGAAAAAGACGTTGAAGGCATCATTTCTGTTGCCAGACGAAAAATCGCCCGTATTTTGGGACCTTTCAGTTACGCTCGTGTACTTAGACATTGTGAATGGGGCAATGGGGCCACGGCGAGCTTAACCGCTCGCCACGCAACCATTGATAAAAAGATTCTCGAACCCCGTTTGCACGTTACAAGACGCTGCGTCAAGTATGCTGTTGCTTATTTGACGTATGATCTTCACTGGCTGCGTGCTCGGATTCCTTCTTGCGAAGGGCCTTGCACACTTTTGCCATGTGAGTTCGACGTATCCGAAGATGGCCGTTTTACGACCGTCCCGAAGAATATCAGCTCCGTTAGGAGTATTGATATCCAACCTACCTTAAACCTCTTCTTTCAGAAGGGGGTTGGTAAGTGTATACGTAAGTGCTTGCAACGTCACGGAATCGACCTGGACGATCAGTCCCGGAATCAAATCTTAGCTTCCTCCGCACTGAGTGCGGCGCTCGCGACGATTGATCTAGCTAACGCTAGCGATTCTGTATCTCTGGAGTTAGTGAGAGCCCTCTTACCAGAGGATTGGTTTGAATATCTTAATGATATTCGGACCCATTCCATCTCGATTGACGGTAGTTCCCATGTGCTCGAGAAATTCTCGGCCATGGGGAACGGGTTCACCTTCGAACTCGAATCGTTGATCTTTTATTCTCTGTGCCTTGCGGTGCAGGAAGAGACTGGAATGCTCGCGTCTACAGTCGCCGTTTACGGCGATGATATCATCGTCTCTCAGACTATCGCTGATAGGTTAATCGCAGTTCTCAATGAGGTCGGCTTTGAAGTGAATGTCGAAAAGACTTACACTTCCGGCCGCTTCTATGAGTCATGTGGTAAACACTATTTCGATAACCGAGACGTCACGCCCATCTTCCAAAAGGAGGTGGTTTGTGATCTTGGTAGTGCTATCCGTGCTGCCAACCGTTTATTACGGTTTGCAGCTTTATCGGGAGGCACGTTCCTTGATGATATCGTGTACCATCCCTGGACCCTCTATGTCAACCTCGCAAGAGGTTTTCATCGAGGATTCACGCTCCGACGTTCGTCGAAGCGCCGACCCTTCCCCATAGGCCCTTTCGGCTATGAGGGGGATGAGTTCTTGCATGACCCATATTACGTCTTGGTTTATGACCGCGACGGGATTGGGCATGTTTGGACTCTCCGGGAGTCTTCCGTAAAACAGAAGGCTGATGATGGTGCACTGTACGCGACTTCGCTTCGCAGAGGCGTTGTCGTGGACTCTCCTTTTAATGGCCAGGTGTCATTGAGAGGTCAAACGAGAGCACTGTTGACTAGGCGTAGGGTTTACTGCCTAGAAAACGAGGTTCCCGTCTGGGGTTGTACCTATAGATAGGTATTTCCCGGACGTTTGGAGGTGACTACGGTCACTGTAAATGGG